GACGACGTCCCCAGCGACGCCAACCTGATCGCCGACAAGTGTGCCCAAGTCAGCCAGATGCGAGCGACAGGGGGCAATATCAGCGAGCCCGTGTGGTATGCCTGCATCGGTGTCCTGGTTCATTGTGTCAACGGTCCGGAGATTGTCCACGCATGGTCACAAGGGTACTCCGGCTACACCGCCACCGAGACCGACGCCAAGATCCAGCAGTGGCGCGACGCAGGGGTGGGCCCGACAACCTGTGCCAAGCTCGGCTCCGAGAACGCCGCCGGCTGCATCGGCTGCCCGCACAACGGCAAGATCAAGAGCCCGATCGTCCTCGGCCGGCCGGAGCCGACGAAAAAGGAGGTACCTGTTGAGGAGTGCGAGCCGCCGGCCGGCTACCGCCGCACCGAGGAAGGCCTGTTTGCCGAGGAAGAAGGCCGCTGGGTGCGCTTCTACGACCAGGACCTGCACATCTCCTGCCTCGCCTACGACGAGTCGCTGGGCTACGAGGTGACCACCCTCCGGCACCGGCTGCCACACGAGGGCGAGATGGAGTGTACGATTAGGTCGTCGCTGGTCCATGATCCCAAGGCGCTGATGACCATACTGTCAGACAATCATATCAAGGTGGTAGGCATGAATGAGAAGAAAAAGATGGTAGGCTACATCGAGTCGTACCAGGCGAAGCTGCAGCGCAACCGGCGGATGACCCGCCTGCTCTGCCAAATGGGCTGGAAAGAGACCAGCGGCGGCAAGCCGATGTTCGTCCATGGCCGCAAGATCTACCACGCCGACAGTTCCTGCGAGGAGGCAAGCCTGGCCAGGAACGTCCCGAAGTCGGCGGAGGGTTTCCGGCAGCAGGGCTCGCTTGAGAAATGGTCGGCCGCCACTGAGGTCTTTAACAACCGCGGCATGGAGCCGTTCGCCTTTGCCCTTTTGGCCGGGTTCGGCGCGCCACTGATGAAGTTCACCGGCTTTGACGGCGCCCTGATCTCAATGGTCGGCGAGTCCGGCGCCGGCAAGACCCTGATGCTCCGCTTCAACCAATCGATCTGGGGCTATCATAATGATCTGATGATGCTGCGGGATGACACCAAGAACGCCCTGGTGTCCAGGCTCGGGGTCTACGGCAACCTGCCGCTGGTGGTCGACGAGGTCACCAACATGCCGGGGATCGAGATCTCGGACTTCGTCTATAAGGTAACCCAAGGCCGGGACAAGGCGCGGCTGACTAAGAACTCCGAGGAGCGCAAGCTAATCAATGCCTGGAACACCCTGGCCGTGACCTCGTCGAACGCCTCCCTGATCGACAAACTCTCTGAACTCAAGCACGACGCCTCCGCCGAGATTAACCGGGTCTTCGAGTACCCAGTGCCGGAGATGGACTGCTTCAAGGGCCAGGTCGCCTCGCAGACCTACTGGACCATCCATGAGAACTTCGGCCATGCCGGCGAGATTTATGCCAAGTACCTGGTGCGCAACATTGACGTGGTCAAGTTCGCCATCGACAAGATGCGCGAGAAGATCGACCTGCGGGCGAAGGTGCGGGGAGATGAGCGGTATTGGTCGGCCGTTGCTTCGGCGTCTCTAGTCGGCGGAGCGATCGCCAAGTCGCTGGGACTGATCAAGTTCGACGTGGTGCCGACGATGGAGTGGGTGATCAAGGTAATCCGCAACATGCGCGGCGACAAGGACGACTTGGTCGGTGATCCAGTCGGCATCCTCGGCCAGTTCCTGGATGAACACGCCTCCAACCGTTTGTTGGTCAAGGGCGACTACCGACCAAGGGGCATCTGCACAATCATCGAAGCTCCGCGAGGCCCGCTGCTGATCCGCTACGAGCTGGACAGCAAGATCCTCTACCTGTCCCGGGCAGCGTTCAAGACCTGGGTCGCCCGCCGGTTCGGGTCCTACACCCAGATCAAGACCGAGCTTGAGAAGAAGAAAATCCTGCGGGATGCCAACAAGCCGAAGTGCTTGGGGTCGAACACCTTTTACGACTCGGCTTCACAGCCTTGCTGGATGATCGATATGAAGAACCCCAAACTGGGGGCAGTGGTGGAGAATCTGGTGGAGGTGGCCGACGCTCTGGCAAAGGCGCCTCTGCATTTGGCTGGGAAAAGGAACTGAGGGGGAGAGGATGATAGGAAAAATTTTGATTGCATCTGCCCTCATCTGTGGGTCACTTGTTACATTAAACTTAACCAGTGATACCAGTACGGCGTGGATGGTTGGATCGATGACAGGAGCTATTTGTCTTACTGTCCTTTTGTGGAGGTGACCCCATGAATCTCAAATGGTTTTTCAACTTGTTCACGAAGAAGCCCCGCCGGGATCTCGACTACCTGCGGAAACTTATGAAGGTCGCGTCAACTGCCATAGAGAGGGTATCATGAAAAAGGATGGATGGCTTGAGCCTTATGACGAAGAGAACAGAGTACCAAAGGTAATTGAGACCATCAAGGAGTTCCTTTGCTGGCATCAATATATTGACTGGGCTTGTACCAGTGATGGGTTCAGGGCGAAGGAGCAATGGTGCTTACACTGTGGAAAATGGAGAATGAAATCATGAAAATAATCAAACCAAGCGTTGAGTTTTTTGGAGCAGTACCGACAGAGTATAATGCTGCTCTCAAGTTCATCGAGATGTCAGGTAGAACTTGCTACAAGTCAGAAGACAAAATCACTGAGGATAGTGCAGAAGGATTCGTTCAGAAGCTGATCAAGGCTGGGCATCTGGCTATGGTTGAGCACAGTTCGTTCGTGGTGAAGCGGTCTTCCAGTGAAATCAGTGAGACAGCCACAGCCATAATCCAAGCCGGCAAGTATTTGAACATCTGTGGAACTGAGGACGATATGCTGTATGTTGGAGGCAGCCTCACAGCGTGGTACAACCGGCTCATTGAACTGCAAAGCATACCCGCGAAAAAGAAATATTTGGACATGTTCAGACCGTTCTGGACAACTTATGGCTTACTTTTTTCCGCAGATGATGATTTTGATGGCGCGTTCGATTCTGCTGCTTCCTTACCCACACGCTGGGAAGTCTGCCCCCACGACGAAATCCCCAAGGAACTCCACAGGTACAGCGCCAAGTTTATCTGCGATCGCGCAATATCGCATGAGTTGGTAAGACACAGACCATGTTCTTTTGCACAAGAGTCAACCAGATACGTGAACTACGGTGGCAAGGATATGGAGTTTATTGAGCCGGAAGGGTTCGAGAATTGGCTCAACTTGTCCAGGGGGGCTTTTGAGGCTTGCTGTATAGACGCTCAGTACAGATATGCTGTTATGCTTGATCAAGGCCTCAAACCTCAACAAGCCAGAGCAGTTCTACCCAACGCCTTGAAGACTGAAATCGTGGTCACGGCAGATGCAGCTGAATGGTCACATATCAGAAAGCTTCGCACAGCTAAAGCTGCTCATCCGGATATGCAGCGGGTGATGACTATGATGCCTTGGGAGGAGTTTTTATGAGCGAAATATCTGAGCAGGAAGCCAGAGAGTTTGCAGGCCTTGACGATGACCCAGAAAGATTGAAAGTCAATGCCTTGATAGAAAAGGCCATGCAGCATGTCTTTGATCTGTGCAGCGGTAAAGAACGATGGACGATGCGAGTGCCTGTGGATGAACTCCGCGACTCTGATATCGTTATTATGAGCGCATTGACTGCTGCAAAGAAATACATTAACGAGAGAAACCCATGACCCTCCTCAAATTCATATCTACCCACCGCATCCAAGGCGCGCTGCTGCGCGAATTTATCAGTAAGGAGTTATGGAAACCGGCAATAGTGTCTTGCGACTCTCTGATTGTTGAACGCGAGATGGAGATTGAAAAACTTAAAGAGCTGAAGACAATGCTCGAAAAGGAGGTTGGGGGATGAATGGCATTATAGACAAGTCAGGATATTGTAGTGCCCATAAATCATATCATTGTGAATGCACTCGCTTACAGAGGGAAGTACCTTTAGAACGCTGTGAAAAGCACCACAGAGACTACAATATATCTGAGGGCTGCCCAGAGTGCTCCGTCGGTCTACCAGCCCTTGAGGCAGTGATCCACATTGCAGGGGAGTCTGGCAACAGGACGTTGGAAGAGGTAGCCAAAGAGTTCGACCCCAACAGCAAGAAGGCAAACCAGCTTGGCGACTGCCTGGACGAAGCGAAGAAGACTATCTGTGGAGAACGGCAGGACGTCTACGGCAGCCCGGAAGATTCGTTCGCAATCATCGCTCAGTATTGGAGTACGTACTTGGCCAATCGCCAGATGGACCTTGACGCCCCCTTGGATTCCAAGGATGTAGCCCACATGATGGTCCTCTTCAAGATGGCCCGGGTGCAGGGGCAGAAGGAGCACAGGGATTCGTATGTTGATATCTGCGGCTACGCCGCCATTGCTGCTGACAGGTTGTCACCTGAGACTGCTCAGTTCAAGGAATCGCCGAAGGAGGAAGTAGAGGCTGATTGGAAAACTTACCCGGCCTCAGTTACGTTCACTTGGAAAGACGGATCCCCGGGCTGTCCACATACCCGGACGAAGTTCGTCAAGACACCGACGGGTGACTACCGACAATGCCTCGGCTGCGGGGCGAGACTGGAGGTGGAATGAAAAACCCCTCCCAAGCCAGCTGCACCACCGACCGAGAGGGGTTAATTTTTGATCCCTGAGACCATTCCCGGGGACCACCATGTACAGTGAGAATCGTA